AGGTGCAGCTGCTGATACAGTTACCATACCTTTGACCAGCACCCTGATCAGCGATCAGACAAGTTCATCATCCATTTCGCTGGCAGTAAACATTTCAGGTGCCTGGAGCTCTACTGGTTCTGGTGTCGCCACTATTTCACGCAATGGCATAACTGTGCTGTCACTGACAGGCCAGGCAAGTTATCCACAAGCAGGTGTTAAAATGCCTGCTATATCACAAAACAATACTACTGCAATTTCAGTTACATTTAGCACTCCAGGTCAGGTAATTCTGGAACTACACAAGGTAGCTGGTACTGTGGATCCAAATTACAACCTAGGAGACTACAAATAATGAAACTCATTACTGAAATGACCCAGGATGTGCAGGTTATCAAAGAAGCCAAGAGCGATGGTGGCAAGGCTTACTTTATTGAGGGTCCTTTCCTGCAAACCGAAATTGCTAACCGTAACGGTCGAGTGTATCGCAAAGACATCATGCAAAAAGAAGTCAACCGTTACATCAAAGAATATGTTGATACCAAACGCGCACTGGGCGAGCTGGGCCATCCTGATGGTCCTGGCATTAACCTGGATCGTGTATCACACATGATTGTAAGCCTTAAAGAAGATGGTAACAATTACATAGGTCGTGCCAAGATCATGACCGAAACACCCATGGGACGCATTGTCAAGAATTTCATTGACGAAGGTGTTCAGTTAGGTGTTAGTTCTCGTGGAATGGGTAGTTTAAAATTAAACAAAGAGGGAGTAAATGAAGTTCAGGATGACTTTTATCTGGCCACAGCCGGAGACATTGTTGCAGATCCAAGCGCTCCAGATGCATTTGTACGAGGCATCATGGAAGGCAAGGAATGGATGATGGTAGAAGGTCGTTTCGTAGAACGTCATTGGGATCAGGCTCGTAGCCAGATTCGCTCAGCTCGCAGTGGTGATCTTGAAGAAACAAAAATTAAAGTATTTGAGCAGTTTCTGCGTCAGATATCAAAATAACATAACTTATAAATATTACGAAACCCGTTTTAGGAGACCTAAAAATGTCTAATTTAGAAACAAAAATTCGTCAGTTGCTTGAAAGCAAAAAAGCAGCTGGTGTATTGAATGAAAAAACAACAGAGTCTGGATTAAATGCTCCAGATGAAGCTCAATATGCTCAGGGCAGCAGCAAAAAAGCCGAGTATGATACCATGAACGCAACCATGGGCATGCCGCGCCGCAACCTGGACAAGTATCAGGATTCAGAAAAAGAAGATGATACTCTGAAAAAAGGCCCAGCAGAAGCTCAGGCTAAACAGGGTTCTAGTCAGGACGCTGAATACAATGATACAGATCCATTTGCCACCGAAGACGACATTGGTCAGGATGGTTCAATGAAAAAAGGCAACGACGAGCCACAATTTCAACAAGGCAACAGTCGCAAAGCTGCATATACCGAAATGGATCCATTCCAACCATATGCAACTGGTAATGCACAAGAGCCAGTAGCTTTTACCAAAGAAGAAACAGAAAAAGCTGAAGCCATGAAAGCATCACTGCGCAAAGACATTGAAAGTGTATTTGCTGGTGATACTAACCTATCAGAAGAATTTAAGGAGCAAGCTAGCCACATTTTTGAAACTGCGGTTATTGCTCGTGTAAATAACGAAGTTGAAGCAATTCAAGCTGAATTAACTGAGCAAGCAATTGCAGACTTCGAAGAACTCAAAGAAGGTCTTATCGAAAAGATTGATTCATATCTAAATTATGTTACAGAACAATGGATGAAAGACAATGAAGTTGAAGTGGAACAAGGTCTGCGCACAGAAGTTGCCGAAGACTTTATGCTTGGTTTAAAGAATCTTTTCCAAGAGCATTACTTTGAAGTACCTGCTGACAAAATCGATGTATTAGAAGATATTACAGCTAAGGTCGACGATGTTACAGCTCGTTTAGATGAAACTATTGCAGTTAATATCGAACTCCAAACAGAGTTAGATGATATTAAACGTGAAAGAATTATCGAACAAGCTTGCCGTGATTTAACCTCAACCGATGCAGAAAAAATGAGTAAATTACTGGAAGGTGTTGAATTTGACAATGACAAACTTTTCACAGAAAAAGTTCGTGTAGTTAAAGAAAACTATTTCCCAGGTAACACTCCAGCTAGTCCAGAAAAAACTCTGGAAGAGCAGGTTTCATATGGTGGCGATGCTGATAAAAAAGCCGTACCAGCACACATGAGATCTTATGTAGACGCGCTGTCAAGAACAGCTAAAGTTAAACACTTAGGCTAAAAGTAATTTTTATAAATATTTGAATCAACAATTCCTTCAGGAGAAGTAAAATGTCACAAATGATCAACGAAAAATGGGACGCAGTGGTTAATCACCCTGAGTTACCAGAAATCAAAGACAGTTACAAGAAACACGTAACTGCAATTCTTTTAGAGAACCAAGAAAAAGCTCTAAGAGAAGAAAAAGAAGCTTTATGGGAAGCAGTTCCAGCTAATGCTATGGGTGCTGGTTTCTCAGGTCAGGTTAATGCTTCACCAAATGCTAACTTAGCAGGTTATGATCCAATCTTAATCAGCCTGGTTCGCCGTGCAATGCCTAACTTAATGGCATACGACGTTTGCGGTGTACAACCAATGACTGGCCCAACAGGTTTGATTTTTGCAATGAAATCAAAATACTCAACACAAGGTGGTACAGAAGCTTTATTCAATGAAGCAGACACAGCATTTGGTGGTAGTTCAATTACTGCTCAGGCTGGTACTAACCCTGCGCTATTCCCACCAACAAGTGGCTATTACACAACATCATATGCAACTGGTGTAGGTATTGCTACTGGTGACGCTGAAAAATTAGGCGACACATATGCGTTTGGCGAAATGGCATTCAGCATTGAAAAAACAACCGTGTCAGCTAAAACCCGTGGTTTAAAAGCTCAGTACACAGTTGAATTAGCTCAGGATCTGAAAGCAGTTCATGGCTTAGACGCAGAAGGCGAATTAGCTAACATCCTTTCACAAGAAATTCTGTTTGAAATCAACCGTGAAGTTATTCGTACTATCTATGTTGCGGCTCAACCTGGTGCTAGCACTGGTGCTACAACAACATTTGGTACTTTTGACTTAGACACAGATGCAAACGGTCGTTGGTCAGTAGAAAGATTCAAAGGTCTTCTGTTCCAAATCGAACGTGATTGCAACAACATTGCTCAAACAACACGTAGAGGCAAAGGTAATGTGTTAATCGTATCAGCAGACGTAGCTTCAGCTCTGAGCATGGCTGGTATCTTAGATTACACACCGGCTTTATCAACAAACTTAAATGTTGACGACACAGGCAATACATTTGCTGGTGTATTAAACGGTAAGATCAAAGTTTATGTTGATCCATACTCAGCTAACCTGAACGTAGCTAACCAATTCTATGTAGCTGGTTACAAGGGTACAAGTCCATATGACGCTGGTATGTTCTATTGCCCATACGTACCATTACAAATGGTTCGTGCAGTAGACCCTGCAACATTCCAACCTAAGATCGGCTTCAAAACACGTTATGGTTTAGTTACTAACCCATTCACAAGTTTAAGCCAAGGTCAAAATACATACTACAGACGCGTTAACGTTGTTAACTTAATGTAATTGTATTAGGTTTAAAAGTAATAAAAAGATTAAGGGAGATTTAGGTCTCCCTTTTCTTTACTTGATAAATATAGAATATAGATTACATAACCCAGGTACACGCTAATACTATAGGTGTGTCAATAGGAAGTCAATAGGATAATATGACATTCACCCCAACCTTAACAACAACCATAGAAACTACCAGTAGTACTGCTGGTACAGCCAATAATTCAGCTGTACAGCCCAGTACCAATTATCTACGCCCCAATAGTTTTAAATTTCAGATCGCAAAATTGCCCAATGTGACATATACTTGTCAGAGTGCTAATTTGCCAACTGTGCAGCTGGGTGTAGCCAATCAGGAAACACCGTTTGTAGATATACCACATCCTGGTGATAAGGTAAGCTTTGGTGAATTTACCATACGATTCCTGATCAACGAAGACATGAGCAACTACAAAGAACTGTATGATTGGATTGATAGCATAGGAGTCAGTGCCAATGGTGCCAGCTATGGTAAGTTAACAGCCCGAGCTTCGGTGTTTAAAGCCGCCACCTATAACAATGTATTTTCAGATGCCACACTGCTGGTAGTAGACAGCAACAATCAACCCGTTGTGCGCCTAAACTTTCAGGATCTGTTCCCGGTCAGCATCGAGGGTCTGGATTTTGATATCACAACTGCGGGCATGGAATACTTTGTTGGTGTAGCCACATTCCGCTATAAAATCTTTACCATAGAAAAACTAAAAACCAATTGACACAGTAGTTCATATACTATATAATGGATCTATCTGAATTAAGGAATCTTTATGAAACTAGCTGAAATACAAGAAGCCTGGGCCCAGGATTGTCGCATTGACGAAACCGATCTGGGCAAGGCCAGTGCAGGAACCCCCAAGCTGCATGCCAAATATCTGCAGTTACTAAGCAATAGCAAACTAAATGCCCGCAAAGCCGAATCAGACTATCTGCGCATGCGCAGAGTCAAATGGCGATACTATCGGGGCGAAATGACTCAGCCTGAGCTAGAAGACCTAAACTGGCCGCAATGGCAGGGAGTTAAACCACTCAAGAATGAAATGGATGAATTTCTATCAACTGATTCAGATCTCATAAACCTGCAGGACAAGCTAGAATATCTCAAAACCATACAGTATCAGCTGGAAAGCATATTAAAAAGCATAGGCAGTCGCACCTGGGACATCAAGGGCGCCATTGAATGGACTAAATTTACCAACGGAATGATCTAATTGGCCGACATAACCATCAAACCCAAGGACCAGGTGCACTGTCGCATAGATGCCGATGTTGGCATCATGCAGGAAATCAGTGACTACTTTACATTCGAACAGCCTGGTGCCCGTTTCATGCCCCAGTATCGAGCCAAGATGTGGGACGGCAAGGTCAGGTTGTACAACATGTTTACCCAGGAAATCTATACCGGGCTCATACCCTATGTCAAGGCGTTTGCGGCCCTGAACAGCTATACCGTAGAGAACACCATACCAGCTGGTGCAGAATTATACCTGGATGTTAAACAATATCTGGAAGACCTAAAACTCATGGGTCATGGTAAACCCATAGAGGTTCGAGACTATCAGATCGACGCAGTTCAGCACGCACTTTACAATGAACGAGCATTGCTGTTAAGTCCCACAGGTAGTGGCAAGAGCCTGATCATCTATGGCATAATGCGACATCATTTAAAAGAGAATCGCGAGCAACTCATACTGGTTCCCACCACCAGCCTGGTAGAACAGTTATATGCAGACTTTCAGGATTACAGCAGTGCCAATGGCTTTAAGGTGTCTGAACACATACATCGAGTCTATGCTGGCAAGGACAAAGACGCAGACTATCCGGTCATAATCAGCACCTGGCAAAGCCTGTATCAGTTACCTAAAAAGTATTTTGAACGCTTTGATGTTGTGTATGGTGACGAGGCTCATTTGTTCAAAGCCAAATCGCTGACCAGCATACTGAACAAGATGCCTGAATGCCGATACAGAATTGGCACCACTGGCACTCTGGATGGACTGCAGACTCATAAACTCATACTAGAAGGTATTTTTGGAGCGGTTCACAAAGTAACCACGACTCGTCAGCTGATTAAAAATGCACAGCTGGCTGACCTGGACATAACAGTCCTGACTCTGGAATATCCTGACGAACAACGCAAAGCAGCTCGAGCCCAGACCTATCAGGAAGAAATGGATTTTCTGACCCAGTATGCTCCGCGCAACAAGTTTATTCGCAATCTGGCACTGGCTCAGACCGGCAATACCCTGGTGCTGTTCCAGTATGTAGAAAAGCACGGCAAACAGTTACATGCTGACATACAGGCCAAGGCTGCAGAAGGTCGCAGAATCTTTTTTGTGTATGGTGGTACTGATACGGATCAGAGAGAACAGGTGCGTCACATCACAGAAAAAGAAACTGATGCCATCATAGTGGCCAGCTATGGCACATTCAGCACAGGTATAAATATTCGTAACCTGCACAATATCATATTTGCCAGTCCCAGCAAGAGTCGTATCCGTAACCTGCAGAGCATAGGACGTGGATTACGAACCAGCGAAAGCAAAGATCGTTGCAGATTATATGACATTGGTGATGACCTGAGCTGGAAGACTCGTAAAAACTTTACATTATTACATTTGGCTGAACGCATCAAAATATACAATGACGAACACTTCGACTATAAATTAGTTAAGGTACAATTAACATGAGCATAATCAAAACTCTTAGATTAAAAACCGGCGATGTATTAGCTGCTAAATTTGATCATGACATCACCATAGCCCAGGTAGCCGGACTGAATTTATTAATACCCCTGGAAGACCCCATCATCTACAGCAGTTTTAAATTTGTTGATCCAGATACTGGAGAGATTGTGGACACTGTGAGCATGGCTCCATACAATGGCATCAGTGCAGATCATGTCATCATAATCGAAGGTAACTGCATAGAAAGCATCAGCAACATCAGACCCGGGGCGTTGAAACGCTACGAACAGTTTGTAAATTCCCTGGATAAATATAATCAAGAAGGAGATCGTCAGATGTCCTTGCCCGAGGAAATTGATACACATGAATCAGATCCCAGTGATGAAGCAGCATTTGTAATCATTCCGCAGGAAAATAAATTGCATTGACATTTAGGCACCATTAACATATAATTGAGAAATCATGACAAAACCCGCATCTAAACCACATTACATCAACAATGCCGAATTCCTGGCTGCTTTACTGGAGCACAGGGAAAAAGTACAGACTGCAAAAGCAGCAGGCATTGATCCCCCGAGCATCAGCAATTACCTGGGTGATTGTTTTATCAAAATTGCTCGTCATCTAAGCTACAAATCAAACTTCATTAACTATAGCTATAAAGATGAAATGATTTCTGACGCCATAGAAAATTGCCTGGCCGTGGTGAATAATTTTGACCCAGCCAAGAGCAAAAATCCATTTGCCTACTTTACACAGATTACATTCTTTGCGTTTGTTCGCAGAATTCAGCGTGAAAAGAAACAGATGGCAACTAAATTCCGCTACATAGATCAGCTGGACATCAGTGAATTGGTCACACAGGAACATGACAATGGTGAATTCCAAAATCAATTCCTGGAATACCTAAAAACACAGATGGATCAGTATGAGTATGAAAAAGTAGTCAGCACCATAACTAAAAAGACCGAAAAATTATTAGAAACATCAACAGATATTGACACAGAAGCAGAATAACTATATACTAGTAATAACTGAATAAGAAAGGCATATCATGA